GAAACATTTATGAAAACAAGGAAGTGGGAGAGGCATTTGCCAAGTGAATTAATAGAAGATTATATAACCGAGGGGAAAGCATAATGAAATGCGACAGATGTGAAGTGACAGTTAAATATAAAGGGGACTACCTGTTTAATGATGGGAAGTTCTTTGGGGACAACGGGGATAGAACCTTGTTTAAAGAAGACGAAGTAGTCTGCATAACATGTATAGAAAAAGGAGAACGACAATGATAAATACAGTGAGCGACTTAAAGAAAGTATTGAGTAAATTTAAAGACGACACCCCGATAACTGTGTGGAATGAGGCAAAGGATTATCCTGGCTACAAGATGGGACGGATTAACTTTGCTGAACATATTTATGACGGACTGACTGTTGAAGAGATTAAGAACCAAAAATTACATTTAGATATTTTATAAGGAGAACGANAATGGAAACANAAGTANCAAAGAAGTACAGGATATACAGATTCATTAATGACATATCAATAAATGGTAAAGAGTTTATTTGTGAGGATGATGGCTCGATCAAATTGTTNGANAGTGAAGACCACGCAAAGGCATTCATTAAAGAGGGCGACCCGTCAATCGATGTGGAGGCTGACGACCTACTACATGAATATGGACTAGACATTGAGGAGGATGAAGATGAGTAAATTTTTAATAATGTATGACACAACATATGTTGCCACAATACAGAAAGTTATTGAGGCAGATACCGAAGAAGAGGCATTGGAAAAGTTAGATGAATTAGGGGATAGACCATTAGTATATGACGAACCTTTCCTACCTTTACAACCTTTGTATTTGAGTGGAGACAGTGAAGGATTTCCAAAGATATCAGCAGAGTTTTATTCTAATTCAGAGCCTTGGGCTGAAGAAGAGGAGAGTGAAGATGAAATATAAATACATACCTGAAACAAAAAAAGAAAAATTAATAGATAAGGTGATGAGAATTAAAACATCATTTATTTATTCTGATAGAGCCGAGCTATTATGGAATATGGACGAAGATGATTTGGAAATTTTATTAAAGGAGATACAACAATGAGTAAACTAAAACCAAAGCCGTATCGCGTGTACATCACGCAGTATGTAAGACCGATAGATGTCATGGCGGTAAGTACAACTCAAGCAAAAAGAATTGCTACTGAAGACCATACATGGGAAGTGGTAGACGCTGAAGTTAGAGCAGAGTTTCAAGAGGTGACAGAACAAGAGGTTATAGATAGAAAAGACTATCAGTATAGGGGGAACAAGTAATGTATCATGTGCAAATGAAAAAATCTTTCGATCGAGGAGGAGACAAGTGGATGTCAGCTTGGGAGGGTGCGGAATACAACACCCAAGAAGAGGCGTTCGATATGTTAGATGAATATCTAGAAGAGGCAAAGGAAGATGGGCTTGAATATAACCGAGACCATTATCGAGTTAAATATATAGAGGGCATAGTCATAGACTTTAGCCCCGAGGGAGAAGACGATGAACTATGATGAACCTTACTTGGGGTACAAGGACGCAGTAAAAAAAGCTTTGGATCTCGGCTATTATTTATCAGTCGATAACGGGGAGGAGTTTAGCGTTAATAAATCTAGAGACTATAACCTTATCATTGAACATATAGAATCAGTTGATGATAGCCATGTACACTTTTGGAAGAAAGCGAGTGAACCTAAAGTAACTCCCTGTCGCAGTGACAATGTCAGGATGTTTACTGTTGACGGGGAGAAGTGGTATGAGTACGGGTACATGTATCTTGTAATTTATGATGTGGACTACGAGGAAACAATTAATGACTATTCAGTAGGTAAGTATGTAGAAGAGATAGTCGCAGATGAAACTTATATAGGAGAGATGTAGAGATGAGTATAGAAAAGATTGATTATGTAGAGCAAGACATTTATGACTACTTTGGGGCCGACCAAGATATTTGGAACGCCGAACGACATGAACTACTGGGAATCATTGGGGGCATGAGTGGCATACTAGAACTCATATGGCACAACCAAGTGACACCCGAGCGTTCATTCAAAGACTTCAAGGAATGGCTGAAAGAAACAAAAGAACTTGACATGATACAAGTTGTGGACAATACTAATACTCCAATAAAAATCGGAGAGAGTTAATGGCACACCATATTTTTCTCGAAGTTCGTAGATTACTCATGGACTTCGTTGCCTTACTAGATAAACATAGCATAGGTAATGAAGAGCGAGAGGAGGCTAATCGAATTATCGAAGGGCTAACAATAATAATGAAAGACGAGAAGTTTGTAGAACATCTTGAAACCGAAATAAAGCAACACGAACATCAACAAATATCAGAGGACATTGCAGACGAGATTTTATCTCATGGATGTCCGAATGGTAATTGTGATGTGTAACAGAGAGAGCAGTATTTTATTTTAATTAAACGGAGAGAGTGAATGAATCAAGTAACAAAGAAAAACGCAATAGCATTAGCAGTTATCGTAGCAGTGGGTGGACTTATTTATGTATCAGGTGAAGACATACCAACACCCCAACCAACGGCAGTAGCAGTCGATGAGGTTATCACAGAATCAGAAGCTAAAGCACTGGCATCAAAGGATGCCGGCATTGACCTTATAAATCTTGGAGACGAAACTGTTCTTCCTGAAATTGCGGGATATGATAACCTGACAGTCGATGACCTACCCCCACTCACATTGGATGGTTCACACCTACCCGACATAGTGGGCTATGAGTCACCATCAGCTGACAAACTTCCGCCACTAGAATCATAGTGGCAACACCCGAAAAGAAAGTAAAACAGAAAGTATGTGCCAAGCTTAAGGAACTTGGTGCGTACTATTTCTATGCCTCAACAGGAGGATATGGGGCAAGTGGTGTACCTGACATCGTCGCATGTTACAAAGGTAAGTTTATTGGGATCGAGTGTAAAGCCAATGGCAACAAAGCAACGGCCTTACAACAGAAACACTTACGCGAGATAAGTATGCAACAAGGAATCTCATTAATTATTGACGAGACGAATATTGAGATGTTAGAGTATTACGTTAAAGGTAAACGAGTGATGAGTTTGGAGAGTAAAACATGAGAGCATTACAACCGGAAATAGATTTAAAAGACGATATTGTTAATCGACCCAAGCATTACACTACAACCAAGTTTGAAGTGATAGAAGTGTTGGAGGAGTTTTTTCCTGACGACCCATTACTTTGGCAGTGTGGTAAGTATTTATTAAGATGTAAACACAAAGGCAATCAAGCTGAAGATTTAAAAAAGATGGTATGGTATGCCAATAGACAAATTAAAAAATTAGAGAAAGGGAACAAATGACAGTGAAACGTAGACATTATTCAGATGAGAAAGAGCAAGAGTTTTTAACAAGAGCGTTAGCATATATGGAGAAAAACCCAAAGACAACTAGAGGTAAAGTTGCTTTATACGCGGGGGTGGGGGTTAGTGTGTTAGAACGGTTTGAGAAAGAGGGCAAACTAACACTGCCACCGAAGATGACTATAAAACAAGCTAGGGCCACAAGCCCTTGGGCAAAAGGTCACATGGTATGAGCGATGAGATAGATGTAGCTAACAATGAAGCACAGAAACAATTAGAGGCAACTCTAAAAAGTGTTGATACGTCTATTGAAGAAAATGATACTGGCAAATGCATGTGGTGCGAAAAAGAAGTAAAAGATAAAAGAAGGTGGTGTTCAGTTGAATGCCGGGACGAGCATACATTTTATGCTAATAAACTATAAGGAGAACGACATGACTGTGTGGCCTCAAGAACATAAAGATCCTGATGAAGATGAGAAAGACTTACATTCTTTATCAGAAAGAGACTACAAAGTATTAGAGTATTTCATTAATACTGTAGTGATTGTGACGGCTAGTTACGCGCTTTATTTGTTGCTGACATAATGACTATTATTAAAGAAGACAACAGAGTTGGCCCCGCGGTGTGTTGCAAATGTGGCGATGATGCAAAGATTAATCACGGGGGCAAATGGTATTGCGGAATAGAATCTAATATGGGCGTGATGAATCTAAAAGGGTTTTGTATAAAAGAGAGAAAGGGACAACTTGAATCTAATAACGATTGACTTTGAAACATTTTACGATGTGGGATTTAGTCTATCTCGAATGACAACAGAAGAGTACATCAATGATGAGCGGT